AATCTCACATCTATCGATAGAGAGGATTTACGTTATATTGTTCGTCTCAATAAGTTAATATGCCCACCATCTGTGTCAATGTATGATACTTGTTTCTATGGATCAACGATAGATACTATTGTCGTTGAAAATATGGAGCGACAGAGTTCCTTATTATGGGGTCTCTCTTTTAAGAACTTTATCATCAAAAGTAAGAATCCCCCTAAACAAGGAGCGAGAGCTTCGTATGGTTGGAATAATAGGAAAGGCTCAAGAATCTTTGTTCCAGACGAGAGCGTTAATCTATACAAGACAAGTACGTCATTCTCAGACATAGCAGAATATATCCACCCACTCAGCGAGTATCACTCTTGATACTCACTGAGTGGATGTAGACGAGACAGATAAGGAAAATTCTTCCATGCTTCCTTGTATCTTGATAATGCTGAGTCTGGTACATATACTTTTAAATCTGAAGGTATATGACCGTAGGTGTTTACATTAAAAAAATCTTTTCTCGTGAATGGTGTCTCACTATAAATCACAACTGTTTTAATATTGGGACAATCTAAAAACGTTCTATAAGCATGGTGTGTTACCGTTGGGGGAATCCAAACTTCTCTTAAATTAGACATACCTCTGAATATATCATTGTTTAAAACTTGTATTTTGAAATAACGTAGAGCCTTTAAACTTACGATTTTATCATTATTATAAAACTTAGTTCCGATGGGATTAAAACGGTATTTTGATACTGTTTTAATCCCATCGGGACTATATTCTATAATATAAAAACAGATAACCTATCAGACTTGAAACATTTTAAAGCAATCAAATCCCTTCCGTCTGTATCGTCAGCTCCTCGCTCATACTTCTACAATACGAAAAGAATAGATATACCTGAGAACGTTACATCGCTTGGTCGTTATGTGTTAGGTTTCAATTTAGCAACAGTTGTCGTTTTTCATGGGAAGACTCCTCCAAGTCACGACTGGACATTCTCTAACACAACAGGAACCTACGATACATGTACACCTAATGGGTGCAAGTTCTATGTCCCAGACGAGAGCTTAGAGGTGTATAAAAAGGCTTTTACAAGCAAACCTTCTCCATTAAGCGGAACATCTATTATTCACCCTATGAGTGAACTTCACGAATGATACTTACTAAGCGGTTCATATTCTAACCATGGTGCGAGATTAGCAGAACGGTAAGATTCTACACTTTCATCAGGAACATATATGTGTTTTATCTTCGCTCCTAAGAACTCCCAATATCCGTATTTTTTGGGGGGCTGAGTTCCATGGAAAATCAGATTGTCTATACGTGCTTCGTGAAAGCAAGTACCCCAGAGAAAAGATACAGTAGAAGGTAGCTCTATCGTACTTACTGTAGCATTTTCAAAGGCTCCTGTCGCTACGCTCGTGCAACCTTCAGGTATAACTATAGACTCTTTTACTGTTGTTTTCTGGAAGGCTCCATCACTCAGTTTGACAGTTCCAAACATACCAAGTTCTTTCAGCGATTTAAATGATCCGCCTCTAAACATAGTCCCGATGGAACTAACGGCAGCAGCTTCCTCCATACTTAACTCACCGTCACCGTCTTTGTCCCAATTTTCCACGCAGATGCGCTTCACCTCAGGGTCTTCAAACCTTATCCACCACTTAGCAATGTTTAATTTAAGTTTTGGGTAGTGTTGCATCAGCGCATCGTAAGTATCACGATATGCACCAGTGGTGAGGTTGATTGTACCGTCAAGTACAGGATAAGGGTCATTGCCGTACTGACCTTCTGCATCGATTCCTTGATATGTGCCGTCTACCAGCTGGGAAAGTTTATCGAATGCTCGTCCGTCGGTGAATGTTTCATTGAAGCCTACACAGCGCACGTAACGCAGGGCGTGAGGAACTTGCCCTACCTGTGCATCCATTATTCCAATGAGCATCTTAATAGGCTGGAGATTGTCGCAACCGCTCACGAAGAAACTCATAACGTTAGGTGCGCAGGGTTCTGTGTTACATTTCTCGTTGGTAAGTTTATCAAGATTCTTCAGCTCGATGTATGAGGTCGTAGCTGAGTAACTGACTTCTTCGAGTGCACCACCATCAGCGAAGTGTGCCTCTGACAGTGATGAGCCACCAGCGAGGAACTTACGCAGACGATAATTAGCACGCATATCGAGTGAACCTCCGAGCGTTGAGATGTTCTGTACATCAATATCCTCTAAAGAGGTCGTGTTACCGAGCGTAAGAGAAGAGATAAGTATCTTCACCTTCTCTTCATTCTCATCGCCTAACTTAAGACGCTTTAACCGCTTACCTATAATAGAGAGCGCACCATTGATGACATACGATGACCAGTCGCCTATATCGAGCAGGTAGTCAGCTGACTTGACAGATAGCTGCTGGTCACTGGTGCCGTTAATATCAACTACTATCTCACAAGCCTTACCAGCATCAGTGCGAGTACCACGCATGATCGTGGTACCGTACGCAATAGTAGGGTACAATTTCATTGCAGGCGTTAATCGCAAAACGATTGAGTTAGTCGTTGCATCAGCCTGAGCAGAGGTACGAACAGTAATCGCTCCTTCAGCGGTCTTTGCGTCGTAGTCGCCAAAGGAATACTTAGACATAAGGTATTGGATGCGCTTCTTTACCCAAGCAACCTCAGGCGACTTTCCATCACCGAGAGACTGACCCAGTGGGTCGGTGTCGTTAGTATATTTACCTTGAAGCATAGCGAGCTTCATTTTTTCATACATCTTGCCATCCTCATTGTAGAGCATAGATGAGAAGTTGTCAATCACAGAGAAGTAATACTTCTCGAAGTATGCAAAGAGTTTCTGCTGGTGCGTTCCCTTCTGTAGCCCTCCCAATTCTTCCATCTTAGACATCATTCGTCTCATCATTTGCGCACGCTCCTCTGGGTATGCTTGCTCCATTAAGTTCCAAAGAACGGACTTCTCACCGTTCCAAACTGGCGTACCGTCAGCATAGGTGTCGTGGAACTCTACCCAGTAGGGCTTCTTCATTAAACCTTGGTTGATTACTGTCAGGATAGTATCAAGGTCATCCTGACGGAATTTCCATTTACTCTTTGCCATTTCTATTCTTTGTTAAAGTTATACGGATAAATGTTTTTCGCACAGTTATCCGTTGCTGCTGTTGTTTCTACGTATAGTTGATGAAAAAGAAGGTCCATGATGTCCCAGTCCTGTGGCTGCTCAGCACGGAGCTTCTGAATACGTGCTGCCTTGAATAACTCATTGAGCTGGGATGCGTCACTAACTGAGCTAAATATCGTTTCAGTTAGTCCGTACTTATCTCCGACCAACTGCTGACGAAGATTTACAACCGACACACCGCTATCAAGTGTTGAAGGGCAGAACTTCTTATACAAGCTATCGTAATAGTATAGGTTGTATTGGTTTTCATCACCAGCCTTTGCAATCCAATACTCAATGTGTGTTGAGCGTGGATCAGCGTTCAACTCGTCAAGCGTTCCATTGAAAGGCTCAATGAATGTATTGCACGAATAGATGATATTATAAGCTGTGATATACGATTCTACGAGCTGCTCTGCTCTCTGTCGAGTCTCATTGTCTGCTGTTGCCTTATCATCAGCAGGGAGGTCAGCATAATCTAAGTCCCAACAATTCTCCCAAGAGAGTTCAGAGACTTGGTACTGATACGCTTCCTCCTCCGCATTGTAGCGAATGCGTCGTTTATCCCAAGGGACTTGAAAGAGTGTCAAGCGTGGCGAGTTATCAGAACCTTCGATAGATAAGAGGTCGGGGAAAAGGTCCTTGTCATATCCAAAGGTGGCTGCATCACCTTTATCTGGACCTATAGTAAAGAGACCGACAAACTTATATGTCACAGTTCCGTCCTCGGCTGTTTCCTTGTAGAATCCTACGAATGTCTCTTGGTAAATAGACACTCGCGCTTCGCTATCCTGCTCGATTCCCTCGTTTGTTAATCCTACCGCCTTCCATAGGTCGGTATATGAGTTTACAGAACCTAACTTGTGATATTGCATAGAAGAAGCGATGTTCTTCTTCGCTGTCAGTTTAGAGATTTTAGGTAGGTTTTTGAACAGTTCAAACTTCTTCTGTTCCGTCAGTCCGTCCTCATATACGATAGTCGTATCTTTAGCTACCTTCGCTTTCCAGTTCCATAGGTAATAGAGCATTGATGAAGTACCCTGACCTTGCAGTTGAAGATTGGTAATCGTCAAGCGGTTAAGGTTCGTATTGCCATCTTTCGGATAGATTTCCAACGTGCCTTTAGGCTTGTATGATTTACCATATTCATACGCAGGCAATGGTTTGTCAAAAGTAAATACGTTGACCTTGCCACGCACTTTATCAAAGTCAACCGTGGTTCCGAGCGTGTCGTATATATCATTGTCCAACTTTTCAGCACTCTTTTCTCCGATGGTTGCAAGTGCATTGATGTAATCTTGATGCACGTTTGCTGCATCCATTGCGCTGTCATAGATGCGAATAGAGTACAAATCAACATCAGCCTTATCAGACCCTATAACAATGTCACCGCCTGAGCCTATCTGCATCGAATCGGTAAGCAGGTAAGCGAACTTACGAGCTTCGACACCATCAATGTATAGGTACACGAGGTTAAGGTAATAAGTATTGCCATTGAGTACATACGTGTACTTCTTAGGAGAGATAACGAGAGCAAGACGAATACGCACACCATCATCTGTGCTCATAGCTTGTACATCTGGATTACGCTCACTACGAGTTGCGAACATAATAGAAGAAGGCCTCACCTTTAATCCGATATAAGCCTTCTGGTAAGGCATAGATATCGAGATACACTCTGCATCGTAATCAGAGGTGTTGTTAATCTGATAGTCTATCTCGATAGTTTTGCCACTTTGAGCAGCTTCCTTCTCAAATGGCTTGTAATCGATAGTAAGGCGTGACCCTGCAAGTAAACGCAATGTGCGTGCGCCCTCGTCATCTGTCACCCAACCATCACGAGAGAAGGCAACGTTCTGCCACTCAGAACCGATATGATCTGAATTGATAAGATTGCGGAGAATGTTGCGGTCGGTGTCGGTGTTATTTCTGTTCTTCGCATTGAGATAGAACACTGCTCCTGCTGTAGCTGAATAGCCTTGCGAGTTATCCACTGGGAAAGGAATAGCATCACGCAAGCGCACCTCGTCTGTTGGGTGAGTTCTGAAACCGATTAACGCTGTGAAATCAGAGTTATCAATCGTCTCAACCTCAAGCGAGAGTGTGTACTGCATCTTGGTTTGCGTCAGAGTGTTCTCTGACACATTTTCTTGCAATACCTCGTTGTCCTTCTTCATCAAGATAGACAGTGGTGTCGTAACCGCCTTGCCGTCATATACAGCGTACTCAAGTACTTTATTTTCGTACCAGTTAAGTAATTTTTCAGCCTTGTTGTTCACGACAACCATCTTCACAGCTTCGTTATTAGCCACCGCCATAAAGTCGTAGCCTACTGGAGTTGTCTGCACGGTGTTGTCTTCATTAGACAACCAAGCAGATAAATGGAAAAGACCTGTCTTATTCGTAAAAGGTACGGTATAAGCGACAGGCGAAGATGTATAAGTTGCAGTACCGAATTGACGCTCATACGTCTGCTCGTAGCCCTCACCTGTTATCTTCACATGAAGGGTCTTTGAAATATTACCACTGATATAACACGGCAGTACAATGTCGCCTTGGTATGCCTTCCACCAGTTGAATTCAGATATTGAGAGGAAGAGCGCAGACAGCGTGATTGAATATACTAACGCAGGAGAGGTTTGCCCCGTCACCTCACCTGTAATCTTCACCATGATGTTATTTTGTCCGCTCTCAAGGAACTTAAATACATCAACAGTCGTCACGGTATTAGACTGACATCTACCACGAGCCTTACTTACGAACGTTCCATCGCCAGCCTTAGCGAAAATCTCGTACGTTCCCCACTCACCGCTATCAATATAATCCGCCTGCCCAACATCCTTAGTGCGAGAAACAAACATAAACTTGATTGCACACTCTCCTGCTGATTTAGAAGCAGAGAGCGTGGTAGATTGCGACTGATTGACAGCACGGAGATAATAGAGGATAGTCTGCTGCTGACCGCCTCCTTGCCCAATAGGGAGCTCTGATAGCTTCATAGATACCCACTGATCACCATTCCATATCAACACGCAGGTTTCAGACGTAAGAGAATCCACCTCCACACTTACGTTTGAGAGCTGCCCAAGCGATGGACGGTTCTTTGATACGACCTTCTTTACACGCTCTTCTTCGGTGTTATGTGCATCAATGAGTTCGTTGACCTTTTCAGGTAACTTGTTAAATTCGTCAGCAGTCAGACGACCGCCTGTACGCTTAGTCTCGATATATAATCGTTCTATTTCTTTCGCCATAGTTTAACTAAGATTAAATGGAAACGTATAAGTAAAGCCTCTGTTGCCTTCTATATCCACACCATGTGCAAGAGATAGCGCATGACAGACTATATCCTGTAACAGTTTAGGATGAGCAGAAGAGAAGTTCTCTCCAGTTGCATCTTCAATACCACGGATAGTAGCTTGTGCGAAATCTCCCTTGCTTGCAAGCTTACTCTCTGTAATGAATAGTTTTATATATTTCATCTCTACCAGTCAAAATCAATACCAGCCGTATAGAATACGCCTGCACCAAGATTATCATTACTCTTCTCTGGAGTTAACCAATGTGGATTAACGTACATATATTCAAACACATATCCACCTTCAAACTTACGAAGTTCTCGATGGTCAAAAATGTATACAGCTTGACTATCATTGCCATTAATAACCGTCCACTGCTTGCCATATCCCATCCCAAAAAATTCATAACAGAAGTTCTTAGTACCATTGAATATAACAACATCAATAGGAACACCTATGGGACGTTCATCATAATAGCCTTGCGTACCTTTCTGAAGTTTTGGATTATCAATATCTATAATATTTCCATTTTCACCTCCAGTACCTGGAGAATACATTGGGATTCTATAATAATTAATGTGTCTACCATTTATAATTGTATGGTTAAAAGTTAAACCTATACGAATACCATTAGAGTTAACATGTCCATCGTTATAAACAAACATCTCATCGTCCTTCACAACCGCACATACCCTTGCGTTATGAGCAAACTGATTGTTACAATATAGATTGGTCGCATAAAAGTTAGGAAATCGTTTACGAGTGTCGCCTTCAATATAGCCTTGCATATAAAAATCGCCTTTAAGACCAATCGCAGATTTCTCGTTGAATACGTCAAAATAAATACCGCCCAGTTCCTTCGTTCCATCATCATTAACACACGTTAGACTTGTAAACGACCCCCATGTACCCTTCAATTTACCTCTAAACTCACTTTCCCCACCTACAATAAGGTTCGTAATCTCAGCTTTCTCTGCATCAATATTACCAGCCCGCAAACCATCTGTAACAATCTGCTTTGCATCCAAGAGAGTAGTATTAAGTTTTCCTTCACTGGTAAAGAACGACACTGCCCCTGTTGTTGTTAAAGCACGAAAACGATCGGCAACTACATCGAAGGTACTATTTTCCCCATCAAGATGAAAACCAACACACTCCAACCCACTTGTAAGGTCACGTATAACAGCATCTATGTGCTTTCTACCAACATCCAATGAGGCTTCAAACTGCTTCGTTGTATATTTCTGTGCTGACGCCCAATCGTCTATATCAAACTCATCATCCTTACCACGTGACTTCACGCAAACAAGTAAATCATTCTTATACTTGTCGCCATGGGTAGCATTCGACCATTGATCACCTTTGTCATAAGGTGGCACAGGCTGCTCACGCACGAACATCCTACGCTTTCCATCAGCAGTGTCCTGCGCTCTCTGTGCAGCTTCGAGAGACTTCAACACGTCAGCGTCTGTTATCTCTTTCCAAGAGTATGTGTTATCAGGATTCTTTTCGAATGAATACGCCCGACCTCCACCTGTCTCTGCGTAACTTCTATTATAATAGATGTCATGCAGGTGCATCTCCTTTGTAGCTTCGTCCGTCCACTCACTGGCAGGCTCTGTTGAGGCTGTTGGTACAGCATCACCAAACCAAATTACGATTTGCTTGTCTGCCTGATCCTGTACAGCGTTAAGTTGTAATTTCAAAGAGGCTATGTACTCCTCCATCGGCATATCGTTTCCATGTTCGTCTGTAACCATCCACCAAGAGCCTTCAGTCGGGCTCATCTGAATCTTTGGTTTAGGCATTGAGAAAGAGTTGATACCGACATACATACGATAGTAAGGTGAGCCTGTCCCTGCTGCAGCCTGAATGATTGCGTGCTGGCGTGCTGGATTTGTCTTATTACCTAATGTTGACACTTCATCGCCTATGCGCGGTTCGTCGCTACCACTTGCATAGTCTTCTGCATTCGTGTTATCGCAGATGTCCACATAATCAACACCAAGTCTAAAGACACGGCGATGATAGTAATGATTCGCCATTGCGCCTTGTGCGTTGACGAGATTGAACGTCTCACAATATGCATAATCGTCCATACCCATCGTGTTGCTGACCATACGTCCATCACCATCTTGCTGGGTGAAGTAGCACCGCCAACCTCCCTCAATCTTCTCAACCTTGGATATAGTGAAGCTACCTGGGGAGTTGATAATTTTGCCATTGATATGAGATGACTTCATAATCTCAACCTCTTCTGCTTTCAACTGCTTGCGAACGTGTAGGTAATCACCTTCAATATGGTAGTTGCCTTGTTCATCGGCATAGATACCTGCGCCTGATGCCCCTTTGACAAAGTTACCAATGAGTATGCGTGAAAGTAGTGCCACACCATCAGCATTGATTGAGAATTGCCCATTTACTCCAAGACCTATACCTTCAAGGAAAGTTATAAGCTTCGTAGCGACGTCTTCAGCTGTCTTGGAAAGGAACTCTTTATGAGTACGACGAGCACTGTAGATATTCGTATCTGCTGGTTTAGTTGTATCTCCACTCTGTATTAAGTCTGGAACATTCAATGCACCAACTAAAGCTCCTGTGTAGTTCTTCACCTCAGTTATAGACTCACTTACCTTTGTCATCACGCTTGTAGAGAGTGCATCACTGATTTCAATATCCATCTTTCCTGGTAGGTTCAGTTCTCGACTAATACGAGTAATACGACTTTTTCGATAACCAGTCTTAGGAAAATATTCAGAACTCTCTAAGCGGACACGACGTCCAACAAATAAGTCAACATGATTGTCTTCTATCCATACATGATCTGTCGGTGCTTTATAGCGAGATACATCAAGGGCATTTTTCTGATTATACTTCTCTACAGCTTCACGCAGTTCCTGCTCAGCCAATGAATAATATTCGTCTGGCATTCGCAGGTTCCATAGGATATACTTATCACCGATTTTTGGCACCAGCACTCCTCCAGGTAATTGTGTTCCGTCATTATATGGCCATATCGTGATAATTTCGAACTCTTTTGTTTCGCTATTGTAATTTACTTCAAAATAATGGTCTGTATCAGTTCCTAAGCCTGCGAGTTCACTTCCTTCTTGAAATGAAACACGCTTTACCAAGTTTGCAATTTCATACTTATTAGGGTCGAAATTCAGATCTGAGTCTTTGAAGTAATATATGGTAAATGGTTTACCATCATTATCCTTTACTTCTTTCTGACGTACACTACTCACTACGCCAACACGACGAGGATAAATATTTGCAAAGGCAGCTTGCTCATAATGATGAATAATACCGTATTTCTCAACATTCACATCGATATACTTTTCTCCGTTAGGCAACATTAGACGACTGTGCCCATACTTTGCACTGTCAATATTACGTGAACTTCCTATAGGGAATAGTCTTGTATAGAATTTAGCACCATCTGCCATATCACGATCAAGAGACACAAGTCCCTTATCATAACCTAAGGTAAGTTCCTCACCATGTTCACATCGACATAAGTTCACTGTCTGCCCATCAAACCACCATTCAGTATGTACTGCATCAGCAAGTTCCTTCAGTCCATCATTACAATACTTACCTGTGTATTCTATCGTAATATTCTCCGTTCCATCAACAATACCCACCTTAAAATTTGTGAGCCCATCCATACCTTCATTGATATTCTTAACTATAAGGCGCATGTGGTCAATTGGTCGACCTGTTAGGGAGAACACAGCTTCATTCTCGCCATCGGTATTATTGAGGACCAGGAAACGAGTAATAAGGCTCTCTATGCCTTTCATCTGAAAACTATATTCCCACTCCATAGTACTCTTCTGAGATGGGACATATTTTTCAGTAGCCCAATAACGTTCACCTTCATAGTCGAGATAATCATTCACGTCTATGGAGATACACTCATGCAATGTAAAGGAAAGCTTCAAAAGATTGTCACCTTGAATTTCCTTATCCTGTGTGCTACTTTCTGATGGTTCGAATGTAGCTTTTACTTGTCTGTTACTATCAAACAGTGTTAGAAGCATATTTAAATAGTGTTAGAATCTTGTTATAAAATTGGATTTGGTTCTCTAAACTTCACCTTAAAACTACTTGCCTGAACACCCTCCTGCCAAAGATAGGTAAGAGAACGATAGGACGTGCAGTCAAGATAGAATACTTTAAGGGTAAGGTTGAGTTCTCGAAATATGATTGTCAGCCAACCGTTCTCGCCTGCTTTTAGGAAACGAATGAATTCCATATATTTCTGTAGCCATGCCTCACGCGTAGGAGCATATAGTGCAAAATTTAGTGTTATATCGCGCTCTGCATTAGCAGGTGTAAGCACTTGAGAATATTTTTTTCCATTATGCTCACGAATATCCACTCCTACATGTTCCTTTGACTTACTTGGAGTAAGAATAGCATTGAGATTCTCTCTTCCACCTCTTTTTTCCTCGGTGAGGAACACGCCATATTCTTTCCAGATGTCGGTACCATTTATAAGCACCTGCCCTTCTAATATCTTTGTCATGTTACTTTATTTTTACACCGTCACGAATTATCTTTTTAATATCATCGCCTATTACCTTCAAAGAGGCTGCACTACTACCAGTATTCTCTTCTATCTTTCGAAGATGTTCTTGTGCTGCATTCATTTTTGCTGCTACATCTTCAACATGATCATCAATGTTTGCCCAATGTATCTGACCGCTAACGAATAAGCCTTCAAGCTTTGTTGCCTGATCTTGACTCATAGCCATAAATGCACCACTCTGGCCTTGCTGTGTTGTACCCCCTTTTTCAGTTTCCTTGATTACACCAACTTGTCTAAGTTGTTCAATATCGCTCTGTGCGCTTTTAACATACTCGTCATACTCATGCTTCAAGGCCTCAAGGCGTTGACGATACTCAGCATCTGTCACTTCACCTGTTGCACGTGACTTGTTGATTTTAGCAAGGTTCTCATACCACGTTTCAAGATTCTTTTGGAACTTAGAACCAACAATGTTGTTGACAGCCATCTTGTTCACCATGATTTGCCAGTTATCGGCAATCTCATCAAAAACCTTTTCTGAACCATCTGCAAGAGAATAGAGCGAAGTAAGAAAGTCATCAAAGACATTATCCTTTGTAGTTGTGGTAAGGTTCTCATAGAGGCTTGATGTAATCTCTTGCAACTTACCAGCTTGTTCAATATACTTATCCAGCTTCTCAGTGACACGACTTCCATAGTTACCTTTTCCTGTATCTTGTATCTTTTGCCACATATCCACATTAGATCGTAACATCTTCATCTCCTCAGGGCTTAGACTCCAGAGACTACCATTCCATTTCCGACCAATCTGTGAACTTAATCGTCCAATCTGCTCTTGTGAGAAATCCTCCCAATAGTAATTGAAACTATGATGCTTAGCGTGATAGCCTGCTTGAGTCTCTGCTATCTTTTTATAGTTTTCTATAGTTTCACGTTGTAGCTTCTCTGCATCAACAGACATACGGATAGCTGCAGCACCTCGTGCAGTTTTCATCTCATCGGTCAAATCTTCAATCGCTTGTTCAAGAAGTTCATTTCGCTTGGTAAGTCTATCGATAGCATTTGCAACGTCTTCTTCATTCGAATTAGTAAACCATTGACTCGGTCCCTTATGACTTAACAGACCGAATGAAAGAACATTACCGATACGTCCAATGACTGTGTCTAATAATCCGCCAACGCCTTTAACAACAATAGCCTCGAGCATCTTCACAAGGTTCTCTGGTAAATCAAAGATTGCGTTGATAAGATTGCCAACTGCTTCCAATATGGAATTAACCAAGTCGTCAATCCATCTGAGAGAGATTAGCTCCGTAAGAGAATTGAGAATACCAGTAGCAAAGTTCTTTATACTACTTGCAATATCAAGAATTATCCTTGGAATTTGAGCAATAACACCAATAAGTCCACCCAGACCGCTTGATAGCACACTTGACAATTCTCCACCTAATGAAGACAATACATTACCCATTGTGTGTGACATCGTAGTTCCGATAGTCTTAGCCATACCTTCGCCCATCTGAGGAAGAATAGAGTCTAACGTACCTTTTAACTGGTCTATCTGTCCTACGGATTGTTGCACACCGCCAAAGCCTTCAACCCCTTGCCATCCTTTAGCATTATTAAGAGCGGTAGTTAAACCAGACGTGAAATTGGCAATCTCCTCCGATGTACGATTAAGTGCAGTACCAAAAGCTTCCATGTTTTCATGTGCTTTCACTGTTGCATTTCCTAACTCTTCAGCTTTATCTTCGAGAGCTTTATATTCTTCTGAGGTAATTGCACCTGTAGAGAGTTTCTTTTTACCTTCTTCACGTGCCCTAACAGCAGCCTCTTCGGCTTTAACTGCACGATTATAAACTGCTACACTATTAGTAAATGCCTTGAGTTCTTCATCCAACTTCTGCCATGTTACACTTTGGTCCGTACCTATGTATTGACGTAGCTGTTGAATAAGGTCGGTCACAGCCTGTTGAGTCTGTGCATCTGCATTCCGATAATCATCTGTTTCTATGTAAGCACGTAACTGTTCCATCATCGGTCGCATCATCTCTTGAGTAAGACTACCTACACCACTAAATAGTGCATTCCAGTCAATACCACGGCTGATTCCCTCAAATGACATACTTGCTTCTTTTTGCTGTTGCTCCTTGATGATTTGAGCCTTCTGCCATTTCTTAGTAGTTTCGCTCACCTCGGAAGCATCTATCTCAGCTATTTTCTGTGCTGTATCTTGAGCGATAGCAAGCTTCTGCTGCTGAAAAGAACCATACTTACGAAGATAATCGCTCATAGCTTGCACCTCGTCACGCTGCATCTCAAGACGCTTTTTAGCTTCCTCCTTAGCAATCTCGTCCTCACCTTCCTTTTTTTTCTTAGCAGCCAGCGAATGAGCAGTTGCAAGTGCTTCTTCCTGCTGCTTGGTTAGTTGTCCTTTTTGAGCAGCACGCCACATCTTTTCTTGTTTAACGAGTTCTTCTCGTTCCTTTTCGTAGTTTTCCCTGATCTGACGACGTTTCTTTTCAGACCCCTCTTCCAACAGGTCTATCTCTGCTTGCCGATTCTTTTGCTGTAATGCAAGCAGTTCATTGGCAATACGATTTTCTTCCCTCTTAGTGTCTTTTTGCTTCTTGACTTTGGTCTTCTTGCTGCCAGATGGCGATACATGCCCACCGATATTTGCACCCTTGCCTATATTAGCAGCTTCTTTTTGTAAGTCTGCAGCTTGCTTAAGATAAGCATCACGCTCTGCTTCTAATTCTTTCGTTTTCTTGTTATACGCTTGTTTATTAGCCTTATCGATAGCATTAATAGCGTTGAATTTTGGGTCATAGTTGGTATACATTGCAAGTCCAAACTTCTCATACCATGGAATATCAGACTCTGCATTACCAGGTTTAGTTCCTTTATGCTTAGCAAGTTTATCATCTGTTTCTACAGCTTTGTTAACCAATGCTTGAGCTTTCGCTTGTAAAAAGAGCATTTGTATGTACTGCTCGGCTTTTTCAGTCAGTACATCATACCATTGTGCAACAGTATCATAATATCCAAAAGCCTCGCCATACTTACGATTCATCTCTTCACATTTTTGCTTCTCCTCCTCCTTGGAGCCTGCAAAATTCTTAAGAGCCTCTCGTGTGGTGTCTATCTCAAAACGTGTCTTAATCATCTCGGCACGCCCCTGCGATTCTATCTCAACACGTTCTTGTGCTTTTTTCGCTGCTTCTTCTTGAGCATCAGACAACTCATTCCATGCAGCAATTATACCTGTAATAACTAATGACAATCCAAGTGTGAGAGTTGCCATTAATGCCGTTGCAGCTGCATTGGAAATTCCCAATGAAGTTGCAAGGCGATAGTTAGCAGCTGTAAGCAATTCCTTAGCTTTGGTAACCGTGACCAAACGAAAAGCACTATCCTTATTTAAAGCATTAAACACCTGCTGCAATCCCATAGTGATTGCCATAACACTCTGTACACGTGCTTGTATCTTCATCAGGTTTTCATTTTCTGATGCAAAGAGAGACATTACACCTGTAGCTGTGGTAAATGCACCTGAGAGTCCGTTAACCCCAGAAATAAAGCCCTGCAGATTTGCATCGTCATTAGCTAAGACGCTGGTCTGAGCACGGAGGTCACCAAGAGTATCAGAGAGTTGTGCTGCTTTCTCAGCCATCTTCTGATATTCTTCGGTATTCTGCTGACCATTAAGACGCATACGTGCCATGTCGTTTTGTAACTCACGTAACTGCCTTGAAAGACGCTGATTACTTTCTTTACTACGATTCTGAGCTTCTGTCAGTTCCTCCAAGGCACCTTTATCTTCTTGTAAGGCTTTCTTTGCTGCGTTGAGGTCAGCTAATATTTCTGTCTGAGCTTTACCAGGTGCAGACGTATCATAAGCTTTCTGAAGGGCTTTCACGTCAGCCTCCGTCTGCTTTATAATTGCTTTTTGTTCAACAATTCTATCGGTTAAACTCTTACTGCTTGCAGCTGCGGTTTCCTCCGAAATAGAGATCTTCTGATACTCTTGTGCCAGCTGCTCAACGCCCTGCTTAGCTTGTAGGTGCTCTTTTTCTAATTGCTGTAGTGCACCGATTTCCTCATTAAGAACCTTTTTGCATGCACTAATCTCTGCCAGTAGTTCCTCTTGTGCAGAACCAGGTTTCATTGTTTGCAACTTACGCTGCATCTTTTCGAGATCAGAATTAACTCCATCAATGACCTTACGTTGTTCTGTAATTTTAGCGTTGATAACGAGAGAAGCGCGACGAGCTGCTCCAAGAAGCTGCTCAACACTCATCTTACTTTTGTCAAGTCCTGCCGTGAGGTTATCACGCATAAGGAATTCAATCTCTACTGGTTTCATATAGATGTTTTTTATTACTATCCTTTGAGGTTACTCTGAAAGAACCCTACAATATCATTGGCTTCTTCCTCCTCCGTTTGCACTTTCTTTTCGCTTACTTTCTTATTCACATATCGTGGAGCATCGCTGAGCATCATTATAAGCGTCTGATAGTTTACTCCATACAAGATATATCTTACACTCCATCCTGTGGCACTGGCAATTTGCCAGACAAACCCAAAGGGGCTATGGGAGCCTTCCCAATGACTCTTTAACTCCCCTCTTTCTTTTGGCTCAGTCTCAGTTTCATCGGATTGGTCATCTCTACTGATCTGATAATAGGTATAAAAGACTCTGTTCCCATAAGGGTGACGAACTTCTCAAATGCGCCCTTCTGGTAGTCCCATCGCATAAAATGCCTTACGAACCATGCAATTACGGATGTCGGCAACCACTTTTGCTCTATTGTTAAAGCTATAATACGACTGAACTTCTTACCGTGCTGTGCTATAAAAGCCATCTGTGCATCATAATTCATAGAACTGAACTGTTCCAACGTCATATTCATTGAAAGATATGTATGAGCTATCTTTAACTGTCTTGACATTGTTGGACGCTTCATCGTGAGTCTAAAACGTAATGGTGACTTCAAGAAGGGTATTCTTATATCCAGAAGAGGGAGGGAAACACCTCTGTCAAGTAAGGCTTCCGCTCCCTCTCTTTGGATTCGTCTAATCAATTGTTCATCCATCAGCCTTCACTTACACTATCATTGATTTCATAAGGAGCTCCACCATTCTCAGGCTTGTTAACCTTCAACTGGCATTCAACCTTAGAAACCTCTGTAAGCGTCAACTTACCACCAAGACTCGCAAGGATAGTACCGTTAGGAATCTTCATAGTCTGACCACTGACAAACTGGATTTCCCAAGGACCTCGTAATTCAACGAGGGTAGATGGTGCCTGCCATCCTGTTACCTTCTTGTTTGAATCTTGACCAGTCTCCACGAGCTTACCACCAAGCACAGCTTGCAGGTTCTCATAATCCAGCTGGATAAGATTGAACGTTGGGCTTACCTGACTATTCTTCTGGAGAAGAGTGAGTACAGGAGCATCAGGAACCTGCTCAGCTTCTACATCGGTACTCTCTGGCTTTGAGCCACCCCAATCCCAGCTACCTTTTTCAATGTAGCCTACAGTTTTTTCCTTGAACTTAACGGCTGCGATGCCGTAGATGAATTTGTTTTTGCTCATATTCTTATTTTCCTTTTTATAAATAAAATAATAGCCTTAATCTTCGATAAAACTAAACCCGTCACAAAGCCTATCAATAGCCATTTAAATGCTGTTATAACAGTATTAAAAGAGGACTTGTTTTTTTTCTCCTCATACTTGAATTCACCAACTTTCTGCTGACGGGCGAGACGCTTTTTGAGAACACTGACCGTCTTAGTCAGACTGGAGCAAACCAGCTCAAGACTGTCACAACTGGCCTCAATTACAATCTGTCCAGGTTCAGTTGTACTCTGCCCAGATTTAGCTACGCTTGGAGCCTTTCTCCTTACTTTCAGATTCGCCTGCCCCTGACGTGCTGTGTATCCTGCTCCGAGAGGCAACTGACGCAGAGAATCCAAACTCAGTGTTAGACTCACTGCTGACATCGGCACCTTCACTGGTCGCATCTGCAGTGTGCTGATGTTCACCACCTCGCTGTCGAGTAGTTCTGTGCTTTGCTCTGACCTGCTTTCCTGTGTCAGCTTCTTCGTCGAGTGACAGCTCACCGCTGACAGGGCAATTAGCACGATGAGGACAAATCTGAATAGCCTCGATAGCCCGAGATAAGCGGTTAAGTGCTCGCCTGGTACGGCTGTTCTCTGTTCCGAGTGTTTCAATTTGCTCTTTTGTTTCTTCATACTTTTTTTGAGTTTCAACTAATAGTGCAGAGATATCTTCATACATGGCCTTATAGGTGTCATGCACCTCTTTAGCAGTCTTGGCATCTCTTGTTTTCTTTTCTGCTATCCAGGCAATGGCAGCACCTATACCACCTGAGGGGATTGCCCATTGCAGAATCTGGAATATTGTGTCTGCCATTGTCTTTCAATTCAATTAAACTTGTCTGATACCAATCTCACGTAGCCATTTTGGAACGTCAAAGCTTGGACAAGCCTTACCAGGATTAAGCTGATGATGCCCAACTATCTTAATCTGAGGGAAACGACGGTAAAAATCCTGCACATAACGCTTTAACGCTTCACATTGTGCTTCTGTGCGAGTATCTTTAGGATTCATGGCTTTATCACATCCACCAACATATACTATGTGACGGCTTACAGCATTATATCCTGCAGCACCATTTGTCATTTCCCATGGATCAACATTAGCATCCTCATTGTTATCCACTAATCGTTCCACACGACCATCTAAGTGAACCATGTCCGTGTAACCCACCTGCTTCCAGCCACGGCCACCCTGACTTACAGGGTTAGTATGCCATGCACGTATCTCTTTAGAACTTACCTCACGACCTTCTGGAGTGGCGGTGCAGTGGATTACAAGGTACTTCATAGGATTACTCATCATTATCTGAATTGGGAGAGGTTTCCGATGAACCATTCTCAGATTCCTCTTCTGATTCATTCTCAGAATTGTTCTCTGATTGATTCTCAGAGTTGTTCTCTGATTGATTCTCAGAGTTGTTCTCTGATTCACCCTCAGACTCTGTCAAGCTGTCTGATGAATTAGTTTCCCCAGCCTCACTTTCGCTTTCCTGGTCACCGAGAACAAAAGTAGGAGCGGTCTTACCCTTGAATTCCTTACATAGTTCACGTGTAATGAGGTCTTGAGCACGTTCTACGTCCTTTACCTCCAAGATAGTTCCTGGCTCATATACCGTTACGTGGTCTATCTTATCACAAAATGCGTTAATGACTTTCAGTTTCATACGTCTTACAATTTATAATTCTACTTTTTATCCTTCTGGAAGGCTTGGATTCTTGAAATCACTCATTAACACTACACCAGCATCTGCCTTCTTAGGCATACAGATAAAGTAGTGGCGGAAGTTGACGAGTGAACG